AGGGTCAGTATAAAAACGGAAAAAAAGAGGGTGTGTGGATTCAGTTTTGGTTAACTGGTAACCAAAGAAGGGTGGAAAATTATCACAATGGAAAGTTAGAGGGTCAGTATTTATGTTATCATAAGCTTGATTATTTATGGCAAGACTTTAATTATAAAAATGGAAATAAAGATGGAGTCAATCTTACATACCATGAAAATGGAGTCAAATCGGCAAAAGAATGTTATTCAAACGGAATCAAGGATGGTACTTTTGAATATTGGCACGATAATGGAAAACATAAATCCGTGATGACTTATGACTCTGATAAGTTGACTGGTAGATATAACGAGTGGTATGATAATGGTAAGGTGAGGAAGGTTATTGATTACGATGGTGGTAAGAAAAATGGTAAGTATAAAGAGTTCCGAATAAACGGAACAAAAATAAGTTTTGGTCAAATGATTTCCGATTTAATGGATGGTCAATGGGAATATTTTTATCAAGATGGAAAGAGAGAAATGAAAGTAGATTTTTCAAAAGGACAAATACAATCTTTTGTAGCCTACCATGATAATGGTAAAAAGAAAAAGGAGTTAAAAAATGATTAGTTTTATAGTCCCCTTTACAACATATGAAAAGGACAAGTTTTTAAATTTAAATAAGGGATTTGAATACTCTAATATTAATAATACTGTATTCTCAACTTTTAAAGCTATAAAAAGTATCAATAGTTTAAAGTGTGAAAAAGAAATTTTATTAATAGACAATAGTAATACATTTCCAAATGTCAGTTTACCAAACATGAGAGTAATAAAAGGTTTTCAGTATCAGAAGATTGAAGACCTAATGGAGAACCCTAAGTTTACAAATCATACTGATATTGATTATGCAAAATTTAATCTTGGTAATGATACAATGTGGGCTTCTATGGCATTCCACTTGGGTATACAAGAGGCAAAAGGTGAGTATGTAGTTTTACAACACAATGATGTTTTTTATCATCGTGATTGTATAGATGAGATGATTCAGCAGATAGAAAAGGATGAACTTCAGTATATTTCAGTTGATAATAAAAAAATATCCTTGTCAACATATATCGTAAACTCGGATAGATTAAACCCCTTGATTACAAAAAACCCTACAGATGTGGTATTGTTTGGGCCAGAAAATGGTGGATATGTAAAGACTCAAGTTATGGGATTTGCCGATGCATATTTCTTTTTATCCAAGAAATCTTTTTTCGATAAAGTAGATGTTGATTGGAATTTTGGAGATACAAATCATGGTTCTACGGTGTATTGTCTCGAAAATAATTTAAAGTATTTACATTTAGGGCCATATTGGGACAATCCAAATTGGGACACCACTCATTCTCAACTTCATACATACGATTACAACGAGAAACCATTTCTAACACACTTAAAGGGTGGGTTCTCAGAAAACAAAATGGTGGCAGACCACCACGATGTAGAGTACCAAAGATATATGTCAGAGCTTCAAACATATGAAGATAAGTGATATTTCATTACAGATAAGTAATCATTTTTCAAAAAATCTACAGAACGAGGCTAATCAAAATACGGGCGTCATCGTTGGATTCGATTGGGTCAATGATAAGTTAGTTGAAATCAATACTAACATTGATTTGAACGAAGGGCACATAGAAGGTTTTGATTTTGTTGGTCTTGTAAAATTTTTTAAGGATAACAACTTCAAATCTATATTGGGATTGAAAAACAAGGGATTCGAAAAAAACCCAAGTGAAAAATGGATAGAACATTTATCAAAAAATCTAAGTGACAATGATATGAAATATTCAAGTTACTCTGTCGGAACTTGGCCATCACCAATACCAAAATTTAATTTAACACAAAAGGATTTTGTACTTCGATATAGCTTTGACCCCCAAAATCGAATCGATGAACTTGCTAGTAATCAACACCTTTTCGAAAAATTTATAAAACATACAAAATGGAAAAAATACTATTCTAAAGATAGTAATCAAGATAAGAAAAGAATCATCATACTTTGTTTTCAAAAGTACGATAATATTTTACTTTTTGATGGAAAGAAAAAGGATAAGAATCTTGAGGATTTAGTTGATGATGATATTTTTCATAAAATGAGTTTATCTAAAATAATAATAAGTCTGTCTAAAGAAAGTGAATCGGTTTCTACATTAAAATTAAAAAAAGGTAGAAGGATTATAAGTGCAAAAAAAGAAAACGGACAATATATTGGTTCGGTTGAAAACTATTTTTTGAATGGTAATAAAATGTCAGAGGAACATTTGATTAATGGAAAAGTAAAAAAGTTCAAATATTATTATTCGAATGGAGTTTTAGAAAGAGAAGGTGAATACACGGATGGTTCACAGATAAAAACCTATGAAAGAGATGGAAGACTTAAAATGATTGAAGAAGTTACTGATGCAAATATATCTCTTAAAGCATATCTTGACGATGGTGGAGGTATGTCAAAAGTTGAAACCACACATGATGGATACAAACATAAATTTTTTGACAAACATGGTAATTTGTCCAACGAAACTTATTTTGATAAAAATGACAATCATTTAAAAACAATAATGTATAATGAAACACAAAAACAAATTTTGTATAGTGAGTATTCCAATGGACTCAAACATGGAAGACATATATATTTTTTTAACAATGGTCAAAAGTATCTCGACCAAAATTACAATTTAGGTTCGTTGAGTGGTGAATGTGTTGAATATCACGATAATGGTAATGTTAGGTCAACTGGTAATATGAAAGTAAACTTGATGGATGGTGATTGGATTTTTTATTATAGGTCTGGTAGAATAGAGGCTAAATGTAATTTTGCAATGGGCACTTTAATGAAAGGTACAAACTTTTACGATACTGATGAACATAAAGTTATGGCAACTTTTTAATGTTTTGTAAAAATATTTATCTATTTATATTAAAATGAGAGGTTATAAATGAAAAATGAACACACTTTATGGGTTGAAAAGTATCGGCCTGATAATCTTGACACTTACATTGGTAACGACCAACTGAAAAGTAAAGTCAAGGTCTACCTTGAGAGTGGAGACTTACCACATCTTTTATTATATGGTAAGGCTGGTACAGGTAAGACCACTCTCGCCAAATTACTCGTTAATAATATAGATTGTGATTATCTATACATTAACGCGTCAGACGAGAACAATGTAGAAACCGTGAGAAGTAAAGTCAAGAACTTTGCATCCACTATGGGATTTAAGGATTACAAGGTTATAATCTTGGACGAGTGTGATTACATCACACCTAACGCACAGGCAGCACTTCGTAATCTAATGGAGACATTCTCTAAACATTGTCGATTTATCTTAACTTGTAATTTCGTTGAAAGAATCATTGACCCAATACAATCTCGGTGTCAATCTTTTCAAGTAATCCCACCAAATAAGAATGATGTAGCAAAACATCTACATAACATTTTGACCGATGAGGGTGTAACTTACGAAAGGGAAGATTTGGGTATCTTGGTTAATAGTGGATATCCTGATATCAGAAGAGTTATCAATGGAGCACAACGACAATCGGTTGATGGTAAGTTAAGTATTGACAAACAAAGTATCGTGGAAAATGACTATAAGTTAAAGTTATTGGAAATACTCAAAGTACAAGATAAGAAAAACGCCTTCAACAACATCCGTCAGTTAATGGCCGATACAAAAGTAACCGACTTTGCAGATTTATTTCGTCTTTTGTATGATGAAGTTGATACTTATGGTAAAGGAAATATCGCCTCTTGTATTTTAGTAATAGCAAAATATGAGTTAAGTGATGTTCAGGTTGTTGATAAAGAAATCAACGCTATGGCAATGATAATAGAATTGTTACAAATAATAAAATAAAGGAGTCGTAATGTATTACGAAGTTCAGGTTGTATTTATAGAAGAGATACAGACTAAAAATGGTGTTCGAGAAAAGAAGGTTCGTGAAAATTATTTAGTTGAATGTGATGCCGTAAGTGTTGCAGAAGCCAAAGTAATGGAGTATTTAAAAGATGCCGCATTTACTTATAATGTTGTGGGGGTTAAAGAATCAAAAATTGTAGAAGTTATAGAGTTGGAGACTAAAGTATAATGGTAGAGAGACATTGGGGTGAGAAGACATCACCAGCACGAAAATCTACACAAAGTAGCTCAAGTGATAAACATATTTCAGTTCAAGAAAATAAAATCTACTACTACTCAAATGTAAACAGAGATAGTGCGGTAGAACTGAATAAAAAGATAGCAGAGTTAGAGTCAAAGAGTTTAACCATCTCAAATAATTTAGAGATTGACCCACCCCCAATAAAAGTTTTGATTAACTCAGGTGGTGGTTCTATTGTTGCAGGTATATCATCTATGGATACTTTTCTAAGATGTAAGGTTCCAATCCATACTTATGTAGATGGATTTGCCGCAAGTGCCGCTACATTTTTGTCGGTTGTGGGGACTCATAGATTGATGAGTAGAAACTCATATATGTTAATACATCAACTATCGAGTTCTTTTTGGGGAACTTATGCTAACTTTGAAGATGAAAAACAGAATCTTGATTTGATGATGAAAACTATTAAAGATGTTTATAAACAATATACAAAAGTACCGATGAAAGAAATAAACACGATATTAAAACACGATTTACTATGGGATGCCGAAAAGTGTTTAAAATATGGATTGGTTGACCAAATAATATGATGAATGTATTGGTCATAGGGGATAGTTGTAAGGATGTATTCGTGTATGGTGATATTACACGAATAAGTCCTGAGGCCCCAATTCCTGTATTTGTTCCAACTCACGAAGAAGTAAACGATGGAATGGCCAGAAATGTATCAAATAATATAGAATCTTTAGAGATGACTATACATACTATTACAAATGACAATGGAATAGTTAAAAGAAGATATGTGGATAATCGTAGTGGTCAGATGGTACTAAGAGTTGATGAGCACGACCATTGTTTAAGAATAAAAACTAAAATACTACAAGGTATTGTCAACAACAAGTTTACTTATTATGGATTGGGCGGAGATGTTAAAGATATTGACGCAATCATTATTTCAGATTATTGTAAAGGATTTTTACACGAAGAGGATATTAAACATATATGTAAGCACAACAAGAATGTTTTTGTAGATACTAAGAAAAAACTTGGTAGATGGATAAAGGACGCAGATTTCATTAAAATAAATGAGTTGGAATATCAAAAAAATCACGATGTATTATCTGATGAGGAATTCAAAGATAAATTAATCGTCACTTTAGGTGGTAAAGGTTGTAGATATAAAGATAAAGTTTACTCGGTGCAGGAAGTACCTGTTAAGGATGTTAGTGGGGCAGGTGATACATTTCTTGCAGGATTGGTTCGTGGATACTTAGATACAAAGGATATAACAAAGGGTATAGAACTTGCACAAAGATGTACCACAATAGTAGTACAGAAACACGGAGTTGCAACCGTAGAATTAAAGGAGTTACAAGATGGCTAAAAGAAAATTTAAACCTCAACCAAATCAGGCACCGCCTCAACAACAAGTCCAAGTGGATTTGTCTCAGGCGGAAACAATGAAATGTGAACATTGTGGTAATGTTGTATTTATAAAGGGCACGGTACTCAAAAGATTATCTGCAATTGTAAGCCCAACTGGTCAAGAGGCAATTGTACCGATTGAAATATATAGTTGTGGTAGTTGTGGTGAAGTCCCTAAGAGTATGATGAAAGATATTGGATTGGAAACGGAAGAGAAAAATCCACTTTCAATATAAATCAGATGACAATAGAGCATCTCACAAAAGAAAAAAAATGGCATGCGAGAAGTCAACCACCTAATATCCATCAATATAAAATCAATGGTGATGGTATATTCGATACTTTAATTGAGATGATTGATGACCGAGGTGATGAAGAGTTTCATCAGACAAATCTTAAATGTGATATGACTCGGTATAGGTCTTGGAAAGAAGATGAGAGGATGGATGAGTTTGCAGTCATTGTCAAATCTATACTTAAAGAGATACCATTGGATTGGGTACTTGCAGATATGTGGGGTGCAAAATATGTATCCGAAGAATATGCAAAGGAACATAATCATGGTAATAGTGAATGGTCTTTTTGTTTATATTTAAATGAAGGACAAGGGTTTCCACCATTAATAGTGGATAAGAAAGAAATATATCCATCGAAAGGTTTATTAGTTATTTTTCCTGGTTGGGTAGACCATTCAGTACCATCTCAAAAGTTTGATGGTGAAAGATATGTAGTGGCAGGAAATATTTCACTTCGTAAAGATTATAGGGAAATTAATGATAAAATATAATATTTCAAACTCATTAGGGCCAAAGATATTCTATTCTATTGACAATCATTTATTGTATCAAAATATACAAGAAAATGATGATGTTGTAAATAATGATGAATTTGTATCTTTGATTGAAGAACAACTAAAACTTTTTTTAAAACACAATCCAGAAATAAATTCACCTTTGTATTATAAATTTAATACCGATTCTAATAATACTAAAGTTTTGGTATTGGTAGAGGATGACACAGAACTTGAATTTATATTTGGTGATAAAGAAAAAGATTTATTGTCATCAACATCATCACATACAATGGTGGGAAAAACGAGTGTGTTTATTTTCCCCTCTACTGTGAGTTATAAGTGTGATTCCAATTCTGTTATTGGTTTTGATTTAGAACTTACAAAAGATAAAAAATACAAAAAAATAATATAGGAGATTAATATGTCATTTCCGGCAAATTTAGGATTAACATTAAAACAAATAATGACATCGAAAGGAGCAGACTATCGTCCTTTTGCCATAGAAGGTGCATTCGGAGAAATTGAGTTAAAACGACTTGAAAAACAAGTGGAAGATATACCCGAAACTCAAGCGTTAACTCATAGTGATGGACAATTTGGTAGTGCCGATGAAGACTCAGAAAGAAGGGCGTGGGAAAAGGGACTCCCATTCGATAATGATTTTTCTTGGGTATATTCAAAGTTACAAGATTTAATTTGGGATATAAATGAACAAACTTGGAACTTTGACCTATTGGCTATGTTGGAACCAGCAATACATTTAAGATATAAATCATCTGAAAAGGGGAAATATGATTTCCATGTGGATTGTGGTGGAAATGCACCAGCAAGTTATAGGAAAATGAGTATTATTGTTTTATTATCGGATCCTGATGATTATGAAGGTGGTAATGTGTTATTTCAAGATTATTTAGCTACCGAAGAAACTGAAATGGTGTATCCAAAAACTAAAGGTACGATTTTATTTTTTCCATCATTTTTAAGGCATGCAGTTACACCCGTTACTAAAGGTGAAAGAAAATCACTCGTATTGTGGGTTCATGGAAAACCTTTTAGATAGTATTTTTTCAACTAAAGGATATTTATTTGTATGAGCAAACAAATATTTGATAAGTTATCATACAAGACACCTGTACGGAATAAATCCCTTTCCGTAACTCGAATTCTTAAACCCTTACTAACAAAACTAAAAAGAAACGAGGGAGTTCTTTTTGTGCTCGATTTGATTCCTTCCAACTATGGTTTATATTCACTTGAAATCAATACCAATAGTGCATTTGATGATGACATGGTTGAGTGGACGGATTTTAGAAAACTATGTGGTCTCATCAGTAATTGGGAATATAAAAATGTCATAGTGTTGGTAGAAGAGTCTCAAAGTGACTTCAATGATTCTAAGTGGTATAAAGCATTAGAAAAACAAGTTGACAAAATCCAACGAGACCTATATAAACCATCCGTAAAATTTGAAGTAGTAAAGGATATCACAAATATTTGGGATTTTAAATATGATATCCAAGACGATTTTATATTAAGAATTGCTTGGGATAAATCCTGTATTATTGACAGACTGGCCTCCGATAAAAGAGCATGGAATAGATTTATAGGAGATACTAAACTATACGAAGATCACCCAAAATATTATAGTAATGGTGAGGGTGAATCTATTTTTGAA